GCAATTGCCCGTTCGGTCGTTATCCCGTGTATTGCTGCTGTTTCCGGCGGTATCTCGTAATTGTCCGGCTTAATTATAAAACTGCGTTCTTTGTCGCCGAACGCCCACGCCAATTGTACGACGTGCGGGAATTGGTTAAAATCCGCATCCCATTTCAAACCCTTTTCCGGAACCCCGGTTGTTTCACAATCAAAGAAACAAATGTCTTTCAAATCAAACTTTTGCATAACCTTATAATTTTTCAAATTCTGTTTTTAACTCGTTTAATTCTTTCTCAATGCGGGCGATTGTCAATGTTTTCATTACATCAAAATCAATATACGACGTTTTGATTTTGTCAAAACACTGGTGTTCGCCTTCGCTGTATAAAGTAACATTTTCATACGTGAAACGTGTTGCACGTTTCCAACCATCTAATTGTGCCTCCAATGCGCCGATTTGTTCGGCTAACTTTGCGCCGTTCCGTAACTGTTCGTTTGTCATACTCTCGGTTATTAAATTGTTATTATTCGTTATCCCTGCGGTATTTATCCCGCTTTTTCTCAATTTCCAAAACGTCCCGGTTTTCGTCTATATACTTTTGGACGTCCCGGTTACAAAACGGTTTTCCGTCCAACCAAAGCAAATGCCAATACGGTACGTTTTTATCGGTTGCCCCTTAAATTCACCTTGCGGCATCGGGGTTTTATCTGTTAATTCCATTATCAAAATTTAATTGTTCGCCCTCTGAATATCGGGGCAATTGTTCAACATAATTTGCTTTTGTTCTCCAAACCATCCGGCAACGCAAACAAGTTATTGCGCTGTAATCGCTTCGTTGATACCGCCAACCATTAAACGCCGAATGATTGCATTTGTATTGCAATATGCGCCATTTACGTTGGTTGGCGGGTTTCTTTCTTTCGGTACATTTGCAAGCGGGCATATTATAGGGTTTTAGGGTCGTCAATAAACGTATTGTATTCCTCGGCGGCTATCTGTTTGAGCGTTTCGATATGTTCGATTAACTCGGCGTTCGATAAATCCGCCACGGTGCGCAAATCGTGGGAATATACCCCCGTTTCCTCGTTGACCCGTTCAACGTACATAATCGGGGAAAATTTCCGCAAACGTCGTTCCGTTTGTTCCTCCGTAAGACGTTCGCCCGCCTCCCAAATGGCGTGTCGGAACGTGGGTACAACATAGTTGAAATAATAGCCTTTCAAAGCCTCGGACGAACCGGGCGACGCAACAATAAACCGGGCAATTATCCGGGAACCTTTCCAACCCTTGAAAAATTCGTTTAATTCGCCCATGTACATTGCCAACCCGCCGTTATTATTTATCATCCCCGTTGCCGTTATTTCTCGCTTTCTCATCGTCGATTAACTTTTGCATTGTGATATTAAACGCTGTCATTCCAACCGCACGGATAAACGCCCGTTCGCTCGACGAATACCCGGTTGCGACCTTATCCAACACTTTTGCGAAAAGAATAACGAAATTTCCCGGTTCCCACTGCCCGGTATTGTGCATACGGTCGATAACGTGCGCCCGCAACCTCGTATTATTCCGGGTCGCATCCTTACGGGCTTTCTCCCGGTCGTTCCAAAGGCTCGTTAATTGGCGTTTCACATTCTCAAAAAACAACGGCGTTTTCAACACGTCCGCAATTGTCATTTCTTTAACTTCCATATTGTTTTGTTTAAGGGACGCCGGGGAACCGACGCCCCCGGTTAATTACTCGGTTTCGCTGTATTCCTCAATAATTAAATCGTCCTGTCCTCGCTTGACTTCCTCGATAAATCCTTGATAGCCTTCTTTCCGGGCTAATTCGATAAGGGATTGCAGACGTTTTGCGCCCAAACTTTCGCCCCTCGCAATGCGGAATACCTTAACGGTTGGATTGCTTGCGATAATCAATTTTGCGGCAACCTCCATTATCTGACTATCCGACACTTTCCCGGCGACGAACGGCACGCCGTTTAACTCCAATCCGTCGTCCGTGAACGTCAACCCGGCAATCGGCAATTCCGATTTCGCAATAAGGGTTTCCCGCTCTTTGAGCAAATCCGACAACTTTTTTTCGTGGGTTTGGGCGACCTTTTCGGCGGCGTCCTTTTGCTTTTTCTTCGTCAGATAGTCCACAACCAACGCATTTATTTTGTTGTGTTCCTCGGCTTGTTTGAGGCGTTCGGCTGTATCCAAATTCTCCGGGTTATTTTCCTCGTACTTTGCCAACCATGCGGCGGCGTTGTTCTTACGGGTTTCGTAATCGGCTTTATCCGTTTGGATTTGCGCCAATGTTTCGTCGTATTTGTCGGCGGCGGCTTTCGCATCGGCTTTGCTCTTTTTCTTTGCCGCTTCCAATGCCTTTTTTGCCTCGGCAACAATCCGGTCGTATTCGGCTTGGGCTTCCGCCTCATACTTTATTGAGGCGTCAATCTCTGTATTCTTGGTTTCCTCGGCGGCTTTGATACGACCGGGGATTGCCTCCAATTGTTCCGTCCGGGTTTGCAATGCGGTACGCACAGTTTTCGCTTTCTCAATCAACCGGGCGTTCTCGTTTTGTTCCTCCATTAAATCGGCAATGTCGATTTTCTCGGCATACGTTTTGACGTCGCCCGGTTTCAACTGCTTTTCGGCGGCGGTGCAAATGGTCGTGTACGTCTTGACCTCGGCGTTGGCGTCCTTTCTTTTCTCCTTAACGGTCATAACCTCGGCGTCAATCTCGGCAATACGTTTTTGCACATTCTCCGGCAACAATGCCCGGACGTATTGCACTTGCTTTCGGCGACCCTCGGCGGTTTCAGACCACCGGGAAAACTCCACGGCGTCAAAATCCGTATATCCGAAAACCTTTTGCAACATACTTACGTTATCCGACCGCATCCCGGTTGTTTTCTGTTTGATTGATAACGTACCACGGGGGTTGGCTTTGGTAAACCGCAATTCAACGTCGTATTCCTCGCCATCGTCGCCGACAACCATTTTGGCAAACCCTTTGTCCTCGCCATTACGCAACACGGCGTCCCGGTTCCCGGTCAACAACGCCCCGATTGCCTTTAATAGCGTGGATTTTCCTAACTCATTGTCCCCGGTAATGAAATATACATTACCCTCAAAATCTGCGTTGAACTCCTTAATTACTTGGAAATTCGACAACTCTAATTTTTTGATAATCATTTTATCGCTCTTTTTATGCCGGGGTTGCCCCCGGCGGTTACTATTTATTTGTTTGTTAATCTCATTCTTTGGTGTATCATGCTTTGCACCTTGTTAAGCGCATCCCGGTTGGCGTCAACCTCCGACCGGGTGCAATCGGCAATAAAGTTTTCCAAACGCTTATACAGGTCGTCCAATTCTTTTGCCGTCATTGCATGGCGAACGGCTCCCAATTCATCCGTTACCATATCGTTACGTCTTTATGCGAAATATCCATTTTCCAACACACTATAAAAACATTATTTATATTTTCATTGGCGTATAATATCGCACAATCTTTGGTTCGTACCAACTGAAAATAAAACGACTGTTTGCCGTATGCGTCGATTGGGTAAACGTACTCAATGAAATAAGCCGTTTTTGTCTGTTTTGCTGTTTCTAATGTATCCATACTCTCGGTTTTTATTTTCCGGGAAAACGCCCGGTCGTTGTTATTTCATGCCACAAAATTACGGTAAATATTTTAATTACCAAAATTTTTTCTTTTATTTTCGTGTTAGGGTAAAAAAATAATCCCGATACGTCGCAAAGCGTACCGGGATAAAATCAAAATAATTTCATTTGCGTATCTGTTAAGACGGCAATAACGCTGTCAACTTTTTGTTCCCATGCCGTCCGGGTTGCAATCTTTTCCGGCGTTGGGTTCCATTCGCACCTCCGTTGGTTGTGGCGCATCTGTTTAACCATGTACGCCAATTCTTCCAACGTTATTTTTGCCGGATTTTCGATTTGCGGGCTTTTGTTTTCGTCTGCCATACTTTTACCCATTCAAACAAAATAATCGAAATACGGGGCTTAAAACAAACGGTCGTGCATCGGGGCGGGCAAATTCTCCAAAACCCAACGGGGGTTGTTGTGCAAAATGTACCGTCCAAAGTGCATTATCATAAGGGCGTCGGCATTCCACAACGTCGCCTTAACATCGGGGTAATAATCGGCGGCGGCTCGTTGGTATCGCTTTTTGCGCTCCGGCTTTTCCTCCCCCTTAACCCGCAATTTCAATTCATTTTGCCATTTTTGGGGGTGTACCAAAACAAACGGTACGTCGCACATGGCAATTATCGTTTTCAGTTTCTCGAACTCGGATAACAGTTTTTGAACCCGGAACGCCTTACCGGGGTTGTCGGTTATATCATCCGGGCGCAATTGCACCTTTTCGACGAATACCAACGGGCGGCAAATAGTCTTCATATAATTAAACCATTGCCGCAACTCCATAAGGTCGCCCGGCATTTTTATTACCTCGGTTTTATGGTTCGGACGCCAAACGGCAATCCCCCCGGTTTTTCCGGGGTCAATCCCAATAATACAATCAATCGTTATTTTGTTCATTTCCAAAAATCTAAATAATTATCAATCTGTAATTCGTCGGCAATCATTCGGTCAAACGTCCGGGCAATCTCTTTGTCCCTCGCTATCTCATACGCTGTAAAATCCAACTCCGGGGCGTCGGCTCCCCTACGTCGGACGTGGTATGCCTCGTACTTGTTGACGAACCCACGGGCGACACGCTGCATATATCGGGCAAATGCTTGTTTGCGGTCGTCCTCGGTTCCGGCAACCTCATTGGCAAACCCCAACTTTCGCAACCAATCATAAATCAACATTCCGTCAGTAATCCCCAATTCAAACCGCCCGGTATATTTATACAGCAAAAACACCTCCCTACATCGGGCGACGGCTTGATTGTGGTAATACCGTTTTTCCTCTGGCGTCGATTCTTTTTTCGGCTCCAGCAATGCCTTATACGCTTTATGTATAACCCCGTTTTGTTTCCGGCGGTATGCGTTCAATATCTTTGCTAAATAATCGGCGTTAAACTGTTGGTAATGCTTTTTGTCCGGGTTGCCTTGACTGTCTTTCGGCAAATAGTCGTCCAATTCCCCGGTTGTCGCCAACTCAAATGCTAACTTAATATCCGCCAATGTCATTTGCGAATAGTATTTTTTGAGTATATCCAACAACCGGGTACAAATGTACGCCCAATCTTCCGAATTGGTCGGGATTATATACCCGACGTCCATTGCAATAAACCGGAACATTTGCCCGGTTTTCGCAATCAACGTGCCGTCGTCAATATCGGCAATTTGCATTTTCGTTGAGGCGGCGAAAATGTACTTTTCGACCCCGGATAACGATTTGGCAACCTCCGGTAATTGCAACATTTGTCGGCGTATGTCGATTGCTTTTGTACCGGGCGTTGGGTTGTATATCGCCAACGCCACGGATTGCGTATTTACTTTTTCCGGCAAATTTCCCATAATCAATAATCGTCATTAAGAAATTCCATTGCGCCCGCCACGTTCAACCGTCTTTGCGGGGCTTGGTATTCCGGTTTCAAATGCAATTTCTTTTTCTCAATATCTCCCCGGATAAAATTGCGTACCGTCGCAATCCAACCCGTGCGGGTTCGCTTAACTCCCTGTTTGGTTTCCGACCAATCGGCGACCGTGTGGAAATAATAAACCAAATCGACCTTTTCAAATTCCGGCGTCGCAAATAGTTTTTCAAACTCGGAATAATCATTTACGCCGTCCGCCCCGAACTTAACCAATTTGTAAACATCGGAATTGCGAAATATAGACGTTCTTTTTTTATCATTCTGAACCTCCAATTGTTCGTCCGGGAATAAATCCCCGGCAAACTCGTTGGCGGGTTTATCCTTATCAATACCAAAAGAGTTATCTATATCAGTATTTAATATAGGGTTGGATTTTCCAACCGGGGTGGTTGGATTTTCCAACCGGGGGGGTGGTGGGATTTTCCAACCACTCTAAAGCCGCCCAATAATTCGTCGTGTACTCACAATAACGAACCTTATTTTTTTCGTACTCAAATTTGTTAATATACTGTTTTTCAACCAACGATTTGAGCAACTTTATAACGGTTGTTTTATCTAATCCCGTCCACTCAATAAGGTATCGCAACGACCCCTTAAAACGGCTTTCCCCGTCTTGACTAAACCCATGTATCAAAGCGAAAACCAACAATTCGTTACCTTTCAACTTTAACCGGGTAATCATTGGGGCTAAAATGGTTATATAATTACTATCTCTAATTATCATTTTGCAAAAATTTAATATCCGTTTTATCCGCCCGGTTTGCACCATTGCAAGAAAAACGATAACATGAATATTGTTGCAAAAAACAATTTTCGCAACTGTTACTTTTACGCTCAACGGCTTTTAACTTGGTTTGTTGTCGTCGTCCTGTATTATTGTCTGTATAAGTCAGCGTAATAATACCGTTCAATTCAATGTCAAATTTCCGTGCCATTGTCGCCGCCCTCCAATTGTTTAACGGGTTCCCACGCCTTGCGTACTTTCAATACATTGTCCGCACTCTCATTGGGAACCAACGACACAACGGGAAACCGGGAATTGTCGCCCGGCTTTTGGGTCGTCGCAAATTGTACGTTCAAATCAAATATAACTCCCTTACAAAACCCACGTTCCGCCAACATACCGTCGAACGTATCCCGGATATTTGGGATTGTGGACGCCGTACCCTTTGTTTCGTAAGTCCATACCCCGGCAACGCCACGAACCAACGGGCAAATAAAATTCAACGTCAACGTAACGTCCCAACCGTCGCCGCCCTTTTGGACTTTACGATTGGGGTACTTTTGGGCGACGCCCGCCATTAAATTTGGGTAATCCGTAACCGTCAACGTTTCGTACTTTTTGCCGTCCCAAACGTCGAACGTTTCGCCGTCGCCCCTTGCAATCAATCGCCCGGCGTTGTCCCGGTACTCGTATTGTTCGCAACACACTTTGGCGGGGTCGTCGTCCGGGAAAACAATTTGTATGGTTTGCGGCTTTTCGCCGTATGCCTGCGTAAACAACCCGGCATATTTCCCGGTCGGTATAAAGTAATCGACGCTTTGCGGATACCCGTTTGCGCCAATCATTCCGATTTTTATTTTGCCAACACGGGGCAAAATCAACCTGGGCTTTTGCGCCTCCGGTCGTGCAATTCTTCCTTTCATCGCTCTATATTTTTAAATTCAACATCAAATTTCCGGGTCGTCGTTCAACAACTTTTGCTTTTTCTCGCTTTTGCCCCTTTTCGGCTCGTTTGCGGACTTTTCGTCCTTTTTGGTAGTAGTCCCCCGCTTGGTTGTCTTTTTTCCCGTGGCGGGATTGTTTTCCGCCTTTACTGTCGTTCTTTTGACAATCTTTATTTTCGGCTTTTCGGGTTCCGGTTCCGGGGCGGCTTTCACGTCCTCGGCGGTTACGGCGGTTTGTTCGTCCGGCGTCTTATCTTTGGGAGCTTTGGTTTTAACCAATTCCGCCAACGTCAGCGATATAACGTTTTGCGTCAAATCCGGGGCGTCGTCCAACATGATTGCGCCGGATACGGCGGTAAATATGTTGTCTTTCTTTTCGTCCTCAATAGCGGCTATATCCAACAACGCCGGGATTTTCTTTGCGTTGGGACTGTCTGTTTGATCTTTCAGATTGTACGACGGTTTTTTGCGCCAATCTTTCGGGCTAAAATTGAAAACCTTTGTAATTGGGAATTGCTCAAAATTCACATTCCACATATCCCGGTACAAATGCAATTGTATTTCCGCCTCCTCGTAAAAGCCTTTGCGCCCGCTCTTAAAATCGACGATTGCGTTTATACGTTCGGTTCCGCCGATTTTCGACAACATGGTACACGGGCAATCTAGCATTCCGGCATACTTGTAATACGGGTGTACTAACGCAATTTCGACCGCCAACGGGCGTACATCGTAATCCAATACGAATTGCGCAAATGCCAACACGTCCTTTTTTAAGTCGTCGGCGTAATAAATAAAATCGTCCGGCAATCGGTTTACCTCAATGTATGATTTTAGTTTGCCTTTCAGTCCGTCCAAATCATACGCCCGGTTAATCAATAATTCCTCAAATGCGGCGTGCATAAATGTACCATACGCCGCCCGTTCGCCCTTGTAACGTTCGCTTTCTTCAATCCCTTTGTCCGCAATCCATTTGATAAGGAACGGCGATTTGGGTAATGTCTGCGATAAAATGGTTGTTACCGACGGGAAAAACTCCGGGTTCCCGTTTTCGTCGTAACGGTAATAATAACGGTGTCCCTTGCTGTTTAACTGCCAAATCTTATACGGGGGTTCAATCAACGCATCGACGTTGAAAAACATTGCCGTCATTTCCTCAACCGTCATGCCCGGCACGATTTCAAACGCCCCGGTTTGTTGCTCCGGTTCCATTGCCTCAAACGGCGGCATTATACTTTGTTGTTCCTCGGATATTTCCGGGAATTGGTCGGCGGGAATATTGCCCGTTGTTCCGACGGTCTGTTTTACCGGGTCGCCCGGTGCATCGCTCTTTGTTCTCATTATTTCACTTTGTTATATTCCGATAAACCATATAAAAACATAATTGCGCACATCCCGGCAATGAACAATTGCCACGGGTTCCAAAATGCGCCAATCAAAGCGGCAACGCCCAACGTTCCGAACGTTGCCATAAGTCCGACGGCTTGCGCCTTTTCCGAAAATAATTTGTCGGCGGCGGCTTCCAACCAAAGTACAAAATTATTTTTCATCGGTTGCGCCCTCAATACCAAACAGATAATCCGCCGTACAATCCAACATTTCGCAAAGGATAACGACCCATTCAGGCAATATGCGTTTCGTTGTCCCATTACACAAATTAGTCATATTAACCTGTTGTGCGCTGTCAGTTACGCCCGGAAATAAGCGGGCGGCAATGTCTTTTTTCAAAACCTTTTTCCCGTTCGCCTCTGAACGGGCGATTGCTTCGTTTACTTTCAATTTCATTTCTCTAATTTTTAAAGTTTAATAACTCGGTTCGTTGCTCTCTGTGTGTCCGCAATGCGTACACGTTTTTTCCTCCCAAAGTGCGGTATATTCCGGCGGGGTCAAATATCCGTCGCCTCCGGTCTGTTTATATTCGCCGTCCGTAACTTCCATTTCGCCGCCGCACTCCGGGCAATCCCCGCCGCCAATCAATACACACTCCAACAAGGCGTCCAAATGTTCCGAACGAACAACGGTAATACCGATTGACCGGATAACCCCGGCGAACTCGGCAACCGTAACATCCCGTTCGTAACATTCCGACACGGGTAAACCCCAATTGTCCGGTATATCCTCAATGATTTTGCGTTTGATTAACTCCGTAACGACTGTTTCGGATACTTGTTTGGCTGTTTTCCCGGATAGGGTCGCCAACTCTTTTAATTCTTTGCTCTCTTTTACTCTCATATTGTTGCCGGGTATCCGCCCGGTCGGTTTGATTTCATGCCACAAAAATACAAATACTTTTTTAGTTACCAAAAATAAAACCTTTGTTTTGGCAAATTCTTTGCCGGGGGCAATTGGATAACGGATAATTTGCATTACTTTTGTCGTACCGCATCAACCATTACATCGCTCTCGGTTACTGCGTACCGAACCCCCGGCGTATCTGTTACGTCCGGGGGTTCCTCTTTTATCGGCGTATCTGTTTTAATAGTTTCCCAATACCCCGTTTGACCCCTTGAAAACGAACTTTAATGCCGTGGCGTTCTCCTCGGTTATCTCATAACCCAATGCCGTTATTTGGTTCCGTGCGTACTCCATGCGCTTTGGTTCCAATTCCTTTTGCCTCTCAATATCTAATCGTGCCATAACTCATTGAAATAATGTATTGTTTTCCCCGGTATCAATTCCCCGGTTTTTTTATTCTTTCGTCCCGGTTTAAATGGCTGTGGAATACGGTTTTGCAACTCCATTAATTCCGTCCATGTTTCCGGCAAATATCGTTTAATGTTTTGTAATTCCTTTAAATTCTTATTGCGGCAAATTCGACAACTAACCCGGTCTAATATTTCATATAATCGGACGCCGTTTTGTTCCCAATAAATACCCCGGTCGTAACAATATTGTAAGGCTTGTGCCTCTGTTATACCCATTTCAACCAACGGTAATACTTTGTTTTCCCGGCGTTCTTTTTCGATACGTTCCGTTTCGTCGGCAGCAATAGCCACATAATCCCAATTATCGCCAATATAATTTTTTAAAGCACGCAATTTCAATGTTGTACCCCAACGACAATTGCCGCCGCACCAACCATAACCGTATTTATGAACTATTTTTGTACCTTTTTTACAAACGGGCTTTTCAAACATATACCAATAAAATGGTTTGTCTATTTCTAATTCGGTGTACTTAATACCCCGTTCGGCTAATATAGGCAATATCATATCCCGCACACTATAAATTGCGTCAAATTCAACCTCTATATTGAAAAATACAACTTCATCAATTGGCAATCCTTTATCTATCCCCAATAATAACATTGCTACACTATCTTTCCCAAAAGATACCGAATAAATATGTTTTCTTTCCATCATACAATTACTCTACAAAATTTATAATATTGGTCGTGTCGGCTCTCAACTTGACAAAGCAACCCAATATCGTTGCCGTCCAATAATAGGTTTAACACATCGCCCGGATTGTGCCGGGTATAAAGCAAAAATAACCCGCCGTTTGCATTTTGGATTATCTTATACATTTCTTGATTTAATCGGTAACGTTTCGTTTTATTCATTGCTCTAAATGGTTATGCCGGGGGATTGCGCCCCCGGCTTGGTTATTACTGTAAATATGCGATTGCCTCCAATGCCTCCTTACGGCTTTTTGCCCAATCCAAATGGTCGGCAACCCATTTGTCAAACGGATTTTCTGCAAGCCATTTACGGCGGTAATCCGGGGTAAAGTATGCGGCTTGTTTCTTATATGCCGCCTCCGGGTTTGCGACTATTGCCGTTGCTGAACTCAACGCCCGCCCGTGGTCGCCCTTTCCGATTAAATCCAAACGACCAAAATAAAATTCCCCGGTTCGGGTACAAGCGACGTAATCCCGTGCGGATGTCCTCGTTGAAACAATATTGCCGTTTTCGTCGGTTACTGTGTATTGAAACTTTTTGCCTTTCGCCTGTTTGCTCAAAATATACTTTGCCATAATCTTTGTTGTTGTGCCGGGGGCGAACCCCGGCGGGTTATTTACTTGTTTGAATAAGGGTTTTTGTAATTCATCCAATCTTTATGCGTCCGATACCGGATAACGTGGCGGTCAACTCCGGGAATATCGCCGACGATTGCCGTATTGGTATGTTCTCGCATATACTTTGCAATTTCCCCGTCAAATCCTAATTCTTTGAATTGCTCCGGGGTATAAACCACAACGACGGGTTTAAAATATTCGTCCCTTGCTTTTCGGCACTCGGTTAATGTTGGCTTTACGCACGTGAACAATTCGCCGTCCTCATTACGAAAATCGTATTGCACCAACTTTGTTTTTTTACGTCTGATTGTCGTATAAAACGTTTCGTAATTCTCGGTTCCTTTTTGGCATTGGCTTACGCCGTTAACATCTGATTTCATTTTTGAAAATATTATTTGTTGCCGGGAAAACGCCCGGTCGTTGGTTACGAATAATAGAACGTAATTTTGACGCCTCGGCGCAATTTGCAAACCTCTTTGTCGCCGTAACAGTTGAACGCACGGTTTAAAAGACGGTTAACCAATTCAATGTCGCCGACAATGCGGATTAATCCGGCAACCCCTACCAACATATTAACCTTTTTCCCGTTTACCATTCCGGCAACCTTGATTTTGTAATTGCGGTTAATTTTACTTGTTGTGTATGCTAATCCGTTGTAAATGCTTTGAGTATTCATTGTTACGCTCTCTAATTGTCCGGGGAAAACGCCCCATCGTTGTATTATCGTACTGCAAATATACAACCATTATTTTAAATACCAAAATAATTTTCTTTTATTTTGGCTTAAACTGCAAAAAGTTTTGTTTTTGATTCCAAAAGAGTTATTTTTTTTTGGAATTTTCGATTTAAGCGACTTTTGCAAGCGGGACATATAAATTACCCACTTTGAAATAAAATGCCCGGAAACGGGCTAAAAATGGCTCAATAGAAAAAGGGGTTGCAACGCCTTGTTACAACCCCCGGTTTATTACTTTTCTATGGTTACGAACTCAACCCCCAATATTCGGGTCGCCGGGTTCTTGCTTACAACGTCAATTTCCCGGTTCTTAATCTTTCGGGTTTTCCAAAGGAACCCCCAAAAGCGTTTATATTGCACCGTTTCCGCTATTAACAGACTATCACGGTTTATATGCGTCCCGGTAAATTGTCCGTCCGGTGTGGCGCATCCGTGCAACTCAAAATACGGTTCGACAATATCGACGCATCGTAAAATGGTCGTAACCGTATCGCCGGGCAAATATACAACACTATCCCGGACGGTTGCCCGCAATTCGTTGATTGTTTCCATTTGGGTTGTTGTAACCCGTTCCAAATCCCGGTTCTTTGCCTGCAACGTCTTTATCAACGCCAAATCGTCCGCCCGGTACTTTTTGTATTCCGCCAATGACAACTCCAAATTCCCGACTTTGATTGCGTTCAAACTGTCTTTCGTTTGGTACGTCTTGACGTCCTGCAATAGTATTTCGGTATTGCTCCGGTATCTGTCCCGTTCCTCGGTCAACCTCTTTATTTTGACGTGTTGCACCCAAAAGGCGGCGGCAACCGCCAAAATGATTGCCGCCCAAATCAAATACTTTTTCATACAATTTTCT